GACCTCATCCCAAACCGCATCCGCAACGACCGCTGCCGTCGGGATGTCGCCCGTGGCTGCAGGGGCAGCAGGCAAATTGTCCGTCTTGGCCTTGATCGCCGCCACTTCGGTATCCACCGCGGCGAGAATGGCCGCCACCTCGGTGTCCAGATAGCCTGCAATTGTTCCTAACTGAGTATCGATGCTCGTGTCATCCGCGGGGGCCGTAGGGAGATTGTCTGTCTTGGCCTTGATCGCCGCCACTTCGGTGTCCACCGCCGCAAGTATCGCTGCAACTTCCGTGTCCAGATAGCCTGCAATTGTGGCCAGTTGAGTGTCGATGCTCGTGTCATCCGCGGGGGCGGTTGGAAGATTGTCTGTCTTGGCCTTGACGGCATCTACAACCGTATCAACCGTTGTTACCAACGCGGCCAGGTCACCGGCAGTTTGGGCCGTATTGGTCACCTTGATTGTATTGACGTCCATAATGCCGGCCGTTGCGGGCGTGGATACCGCCGTCCCCAATAACTGCGTCATGCTCACGTCGAATAAATCCGTTCCCAGGATCATTGCGTCGTAAATGACAGCCGGGAGGATCATAAATTCGTGGAACACCGGGCAGTGTGCGGCCACGTTGTTCAGGCTGAGCATGGCGCGCCCCAGATAGTTCACATCTGCGGCGGCAAGTTCCAAGTCGTAGAAGCCCGAGTCGTCGTTGGTCACGTGCACCATGTCGTTTGCGCCGCCGGATGCGGTGGGAGCGGCGTCGAGTATCAACGTCGGAACGCCCGCCGTGTCCACCATGAAGGTCAGTTTCTCGCTCGTGACGGTGAGGGCAACCTCCGGGGTAATTCCATCCGCCTGGTCGAGGAAGGGCCCGACTGTGATTCTGGTCGCTGTGTTTGTCCTTAAATAGCGCACAATTTACCTCACTTACTAATTCCAACGTTGCCTATATTGAGCCATAAATATGGGAATTATTGTTGATGTATACACCGCCGTCAGGATGGGGCGTAGGGCCGTGTCAGTTGTGTACTCTTGTGTCGCGATGGTTATGAACTCATTGCCCGTGGGAGTAGTAGCAGCCTTGTCTCTGTCGCTACGTAGCGAGTAATATGTATTGCCTGTTTTGCTTACATAAGCTATTGTCAGGTTGCTACTCGTGTACAGTGTAAGAGTAGACATCCCGCTCGTGCTGCGCCAATCAATATGATTGGCCGCAGCAAGACAGGCATCATAGGCTGCTTCGTTGGTGGAGTAATAAAATGGATCATTCGCAGACCAATTCTGTTCAACAATTTCTATAATAAAATCGGTAGTTGAAGAATCGGCTGTAGCGGCCAATTTCATATAGACTTGTGTAATATCCGCATCGTCTGGGATACTACTGGTGACCCATTTTAGAAAGCCGCGCCAGACATAATGATCATTGGTGCCACTACGATATCGTTGACCCACCGACAACGTAGTTGTGGTGTTTTCCGAGTCACCGGCTGTGGTATGTGCGGCAGCGTAATCAGCAGTGGCATAACCATAAATGTGTCCGTCCGCAGTATCTCCTGCAAAATCAGGATCAATCGTTACCGGATAAACCGCATCTGCCAGCCACGAAACCGGAACGCCGGTGTAGATATATTGCACGTTGCCAATCGTACGCGCGTAGCGCTTGCATGGGGCTTCGTTTCTGTTCGCGTCTATTGTCCGTGGAGGCGGGAACATAAAACCATCCGCGTTGAAATCTTCCAGCCAGCCATCAGGGAACGAGACGCCGGAGACGGCAGTCTCTAACACCAGCCAGTCGCCAGCCTTTGCTCCTGTGCCGGTTGGGAGCGCCGAAATAACGATCTCTTCACGCAGGCCGGTTTCGGTCAGGGTGAGAACGCGTTTCCACACCCCGGCCTCGGCAATGATCTGGTCGCCGGAAATCAATCCATTCGGAATGGTTTTGATTGCCGAGAACACCTTGGTGGTCGGATTGAGTATTCCAATAAGGGTGCTTCTATGCGAGTATGTGCCTCCATCCACGCGCACCAGTCCATTCTTGGATAGGCGCGTTCTCAGACCAGGAGCGCCGTACTCTGAACCGATGGCAATCAGTTTGGTATCCAGCGGCTTCCACAATCCATCGGTATCCTGGAAATGGCAGGGCGCGCCGGTGAAGTTCGCTTCGACCTGGCCATTAGGTAGTTTGAAATGGATAGAGTGCTTTGCCCGTAATGCAATTGGCAAAGCGGCCATGTCGGGATTACGCGTGAGAAAATCAGCAACCCAGTTTGCCATTCAGTCCTTGCTTTTCTTCCCTCTCCATCCCTTCCCTTTCCCCCCTCTCCAAATGGCGGTTGTCCATTTGGGGAGGGGTTGGGGGCTAGCCGAGGCGGCTTCGAGCCGCCGTCGGCTGTTTCGGCGCCACGTGGCGCCGAAGCGGGGCTGGGCGGGTGGCGATGGCGGCCGGCAGTAAGCCTTAGGCCATCCTTACCAGTGTCAAACCACCCGCATTGTTATCCTTTTCTCGAGCGGCCCTTGAGAGCCTTGCCGCGCGGCGAGACCGCTTTCTCCGCGGCCGGGGCGGCCACGGCGGTTTCGACCTCGGTCGGAACTTCGATAGCCGGAGCGGCAGCCGGAGCAGGTTTCCCGGCCGGGACGGCATATCCGCCTCCGACGAGCACCCTGGCGAACCTGTCCTCGACATCGTAGGTCTTGCCGGCCTCCAGGATACCTGCCGGCCCGGCAGATAGCGTGCGCATGGTGATTTTCATAATTTACTTCCTTTTCTCCCCTCTCCAAATCATGTTCTTTGATTTGGGGAGGGGCTGGGGGTGGGGCGGTTTATTCCACCATCACGTGGAACGTGCCGGTCAGGACGCTGCCGCCCGCGGCTACCACGATCTTGACCCGGTCGGCGGCCGCCACGATCTTGTCATTGACCGCGGTCCCGCTGCCGGCATACAGGGCGGCCACTCCGGCAGTGCTGTGCGTGGCCTGGCGCGGCGCACGCGTGGCCGAAGCGTTGACGTTATCTTCCGCCCAGACGGTCTCGCCAGTGGCCTCCAGCGTGATGGTGAAATCCACGCCATCCGAATACCCGCCGCTGCCAGGTTTGACGTAGCGGATCTGCGAGATGCGCCCGGAAAAGACCGGGGTGTAGCCGGTCCCGTCGCCACTGGAGTTGGTGGTGATCGAAACTTCGAAACGTTTACATGCCATAGTTCACCTTCCTTTTTCCCCATTCTCTCCCCCCATTTTTGTATTTGAAAATGGGGGGAGTAGGAGGGGGGTCGGAGGATGGGCCTAGGTGGTCAGGTCATTCAGGGCGATCGGCGCTACAGCTCCGCCAACCGCGGCTCCGTGCGTGAATACGTATGTATTCGGCACGGTGAAATGGGTACAGCCCACGGCCGTGTTGAGCCCGCTCAGCAGGATCTGGTGGTACATCGTCGCGCCATCTTCCAGCGCATGAGTAATGCACGTCCCACCTTCACCCGCGCCTGAGTTCATCGCCAGGTTCCACCAGAGGCAGTCCTCGAACTCCAGTTGCCAGAGTTGGGTGCCGGCCGCGATGCGCGCCAGCACTTTGCCGGGGTCCACTGACTGCGACAGGAACTGGGTCTTCCGGAAGTGGTTGCGCTTGCAGTTGGACCCGGAAAGGATCAGCTCGGCATTGTGCGCCGTGCGTTCGATGGTCGAGACGCCGATCGCGCAGCGCTCGAAGTAATTCTCCGGACCCGTCACCGTGCAGGAATACGCAGCCGCCCGCGCCGCCGGGACCGCACTGATCATCCCGGAAATGAAACAGTTCTTGAAGTAGTTACGCATCCCTGCCACGAGCAAAGCGCCGGAATCGGCGGCTGCCACGTTTTCGTTCTGGATGTTCAAGTTCTTGAATATGCAGCCGTTGCCGGACAATGTGATTGTCACGCCAATGGCGGCATCCGTGGCGCTGGTGATGCGGGCGCGCTGGCCCACTCCCGGCAGATCGCCTGTCAGGCCGATCAGGTGGGTGTAGCTCTTGTCCCACGCCAGGGCAGCGGCCAGGTTGTTTTGGGTTGCTCCACCGAGGATCAGCACCGCGTCGTTTTGATCGCCGACGCATTTATCCTCGGCTGCCGCGAGCGTCAGTAAGGGTTGATCCAGGTTCGTGCCCGTATTGCTGTCACTGCCGGTTATGGCATCGACCAGATACGTCTTGCTCTTCGGTCCAAGCGGCAGATCCATCACGTTCAGGTACTTCCTGAGATCATAGGAATTTGCTTGTTTCATTTTTTTTCTCCTTCGTGGTTGCGCCGAAGGTTGGCAACCATTCTTCCCTCTCCCCCCTTTCCCCCTAAATCTGCCTGCCCCCGTTTTTTGAGGGTTCTTGATTTGGGGAGATGCCCGTTAGGGCAGGGGGGTCAAGGGTGAGGCTAGAACTGGTCTTATGCAGTCCCTTCGGCCGGCGAGACGTGCGTCTCGCCGCTGATCACTGTGGCCTGGTGGGTCGTCGGTACCTTCTTCGCTCCGTATTGGATATACTCGGCGGAAGCCACCACGGCGCTCGCCGTGCCGCGGTCCACGTACAGCCGCACGTAGCGCTCTTGCGGCTTGTACAGGTCGATGTAGAAGGTCTGTTCGTCGTCGTCGTCTGCCACGGTTTGCCCTGTGCCTTCCAGGTCGGCGGCATCGCCCATCGCAGCCGCAGCGCCTTGTTGGGCCTTGATACTGGTCACCGCGCTGCTTGTGATTGCGCCAAAGGTGACGATCATCAGCACGCCCTCGAACCCGGACATGTCCAGGATGGCGCCAGTGATGTCGGCTGTCCCAGCCGCACCGTTCGTCACGGTGATGGCCTGGGTGATTTTTACGTTTTTGCTTAGCTCGTTCATGTTTTTCTCCTTCTTCTTCCCCCCTCTCCAAATGGTGGTTTCCCATTTGGAGAGGGGTTGGGGGTGAGGCAGTAGTCTGATTACGCCAACTTGACGCGGGCGAAAGCCTCAGCCAAGACCGGCATGCCATCACTCTCCATCCGGCCGATGAAGCCGACCTGGTTGGTGGCGGCGTATAGCTCGTTTAGGCGCTGCACCTGGAAGTCCAGGCTGTCGGCATACCACCAATACGCGAAATCTCCGATGATTCCCACGTACTGCCCGGTGGTGAAGGTGTTGGGCGCGTACTCGGAGGCAAAGACCGGATGCCCATCCAGCATGTCGGGCTGGCCCATCTGGATGCTGTTCTGCCACAGATAGTGGCCGTCATCGTCCTGCAACTTGGCGATCTGCTTGATGGCGTCCCGGTGGAAGATCCACTTCAGTTTCGGCCAGTAACCGGCTTTGATGGAATACTTGGCTTCCTTCAGGCCATCCGTCTGGATGGATGTGGTGGTGTTGCCGGTGCTTACGTCTCGGCTGGTGGTGATGCCGTCCGCCGAGGCGGTGAAGACGCCCAGGGGCTGGTTGGCGCCGCTGCCGGTCATGCCGCTCTTTTCGAACGTCACTTGGAACTTGTACGCCAGGCGTTGGATGACCAGGCTCTCCACGTCCGGGGTCAGGCGCAGGAGCTTGTTCGAGACCTTCAGCAGCTTGGCCAGCGGCTTGGGGGTCAGCTCACGCTTGCCGAATGCCATCGTGCTGTCGGTGCCTCCGATCAGCAGTTCGCTGGTCCAGTCGGCATCCGCCGGATCCGCATCCAGGGATGGGATGCCCAGGCTCTGGGCATTCGCGACCGGGTTGGGGGTGCCCCATGCGCGTATGTAGCACAGGTCGTCAATGGCCTTGATCAGCTTGTTGACGAATTGCTGCGGGACGGTGTAGTACCCGCCAGACGCATCCGCATCCGCCTGCAGGGCGCGCACTTCGGGCTGGATGGCGCCGGAGCGCAGGAAGGCATCAAAAGCCTTCGTAGTCTTCTCAGCCTGCGGGTTGCTGCGGTCTTCACCGCCGGGGCGCTCGGGGTCGCCGATCGGCAGGGCCAGGTCGCGCTCGAGCTTCTCGAGCGTTCCCATGTCGCTGATCTGCTTGTCGAGCTTTTCCACGTCCGCCATGTAGGCGGCCCAGGTGTTCTGCTCTTCCTGGCTGAGATCCCTCTTTTCCTTGTCGGCGCGGTCGATCAGCTCACGCGCGTTCGCAACCAGGGTGGCTTTCTTTTGGCGCAATTCAATTGATTTCATGACATTTCTCCTTATTCTTCCTATTACCCCTCTCCATTTGGCGCTCTCCCAAATGGGGAGGGGCCGGGGGAGGGGTCGGGGGTGGGGTTATGATTTTTCCGCCAGCTCCAGGCGCCGACGCCGGTTCGCCAGCAGCGCCTGCTGCCGGGCCGCATCGTCATCGTCAGGTTCCGGGTCCGGGGCGGGCGCCCCGCCTGGCAGCGCCGTTTGCGGATCCGGGCCGAAGGTACCGGCATTTTTGGTGCGGAATTCTTCGAAGCGCGAACGCGTATCGGCGCTCACGCTGGTCTGCGGGAAAGCCGGAAAGGTTACCGGCGAGACGTCATAGAGTTCCTTGCAGCCCCCTTGCTTCAGGCGGCGGACGATCTTGTCGCCAAGTATGTACCATTCGTCGCCGTCCACCTCGTCGCCGCTCGATAAATGATTGACACGGAACGAAAAGGACTGCTGGGTGATGTCGCCGCGCCGCAGGCTGACCAGCAGGTCACGCGCCCAGGAAGTGTCGGGCGGGTAGATGCGGTCATTCAGGCCTTTCTCATCCTGGGCCAGTTCGAGAGTCTTGTTGGTGGTGCGGCCCAGCACATAGTTGGTATCGTGGTTTTGTAGGGCACGCGTGTCCCCGGTGAGCACATCGTCGAAAAAGCCCGGCTCGATGATCTCGATCCAGCCCCCCAGGTCTTCGCTGTACTGGTTGAATACGGCCGCCTGGCCTTCGATGACATCCTGCCCGCCGTCGTTCTTGGCGACGCGCAGTTCACCGGCCGATAGGCATCGCCGTTCGATCAAATCGTTTGTTGGCATGGATTTTTTCTCCTTCAAATAACCCAGCACCAGCATGATGCTCGGCTTGCCATCTTTTTTCTCGATGACCCGGTTGCGATAATCAAACTTGTCGTCCTGGGGGTCATATTGGCGCCAGCGAAACTGGGTATCGTTCTCGTCGAAACCATCCGTGTAATAATCGTGGTTTTTGCACCACTTGCGGGATGATTCCTTGGTCCAGTTGGCTTCCTTGTAGAAAATTACCGATTGGGTATGCCCATCCTTGCTGGCATGTCTACCCACCGTTGGCATGATCGCTTATCCTTTCCGCTGCGAACAAGGCAAAAGCCCGGGTGATCAGATAAGCGGGGAGTCCCTTTTCCAGGGCAGCCAGCGGGACCTCGATATCGATGTCCATCTCACGCTCCACCTGCATGGTACGCAAATTGCGCCCGGTATAATCGGCGGCCAGCGGGCGCACATCTGGGACCGGCAATCCGAGCGCCCCAGCCAGGGCTTCCAGCGCCGGTTGGAAGGCGCGCTCGACAAATTCCCGGTGCTCGGCATAAAAAGCGCTCAGCCAGGCGTTCCATTCTTCGAGCGGTTTCTTCTGGAATTTGCGCCCGGCTTCTCTCAGATCATGCAGCTCGCGCCGGGCGATGCGGTTGGCGATCTCCTGGAAGAGCGGTTCGAAGGCCCGCTTCTGGTCGCTGACGGTGGCCATGTTGAGCGGCCTCCAGAAAGCCTGCCCTTCCCCATTCGGGAGCGGGTTGCGATTCTCGATCTCCCTCCACTCGTCGGCGTTGAGCACACCCGCATTACGTTGTGTGTTCAAGGCGATGGCGCGCCCCTGGGCATCCCCGCGCAGCAGGCCGTCGATCAGGTGCTCGAAGAAAAATTCCTTGCGCTCGGCCGGCGTCAGTAGGGACAGGCTGAGCATCTGTTCCCAGCGTACCAGCCAGGGGCGCAGGGTGTGGTTCACGTAGCTGAGCATGAATTGTTCTACGGACGCGTATGTCGCCGAGGCGGTGTGCTCTTCAAGCATGGCCAGTGGGATGCGCAGGATGCGCGCTACTTCCGCAACCTGGAAACGCCGCGTCTCGATCATCTGCGAGGTCTCCGGCGAGAGGTCCATCTGGGTAGCCTTCATCCCCTCCTCTGCGATAAAGACACCGTGCGATTGGTCGGTGCCGCCGTGAGATTCTATAAATGAATTCTTTAGGTTGTCTTGTGCCTCTGGCGTTAGCCGCTTGGGGTGTTCGAGGACTATGCCTGGCCAGGCGCCGTTGGCAAAGAATTTGCTCCCATATTTCTCCAGGGCAATGCTGAGCGCAATGGCATGCCGGGCCAGGTACACCAGGCTGTAGCCGACCAAACCATCGAAGCCAAAACCGGGAATGTGGAGGATCTCTTCGGGGTTGAAGTCACGCTGCGCGCCGCGCGCCGTAGTGTAATGATAGACTCGCCGCCCGCCGGCGCGTTCGACCCTCATGCGATCGCCGCGCAATGGCCATAGTTCGATGATCCGCCCGGCGCCGTTGTAAACCTTCTGGGCGTAGGCATTGCCACACAAAACCAGCGAGTTCTGCAAAAGCTCCCGAAAAACCATGCTGGTATGCTCGGGGTTCGGGGCGTCGTGCAGCAGGCTGTAATAAGGATGGTCAACAGAGCGTTCTTTACCGCCGCCCTTCAGCCGCCGGTATAGGATTAGCGGCAGGCTGCTCACTCCTTCGCCCAGGATGCGCGTCCCGGCGATCCAGCTGGTAACGGATAGGGCTATCTCCGGATCCACGTCCTCCCCGGCATAGGTGCTTCCATAGCCCCGGACGATGGACCCGGGCGGCGTTTGCGATATATGCCAAGTTTGGCCGATGGACGCACGCTGCTCGATCATTTGTCGCAGCATCAGGCTTTATCCTTCGAGGAGCTGCGTGGCTCGACCAGCCAGATCGAGAGCCCGATCAGGACCGCGCCGGTGAGGGCCAGCGCCCACGGCCACGAAACGGCGAAGCCTAGCCCAACGAACAGCAGGGCCAGGCCGAGAAATAACATAATGTCAGGAGCCTCGATCTTGGGTTTCTTTTCCAATTCGGTCATGCGCGCTCCGATTAATGGTGTCATTGCGAGCCGACGGTGTTCTTCCGGCGGCGTGGCAATCTCTGGCTTAAATTAAAGCGCCCGCCAGGGCGGACCTTGCGATCCGAATGGGCGGGCAGTACTCCGTCAATCCTGTGTTGCTGAATGAACCCTAGCTATAGGTGCAAGAGTCCAGTTATCCCCACAGATGGGGGTCAATCAATTTATCTTACGCTCTTTCCACACTTTTGTCAAGCCTGTTTCGGTAGAAACGGCACTAACTGAAATTGTTAGACCCGTTTATTACCTCAATGGTGCTCGCTTTCTTGAGAATTTCTAAAGCCCTAGCTTGATTCATTTTATTAGAATATTCATCGCTCCATTCTTTCAGCGCCCTTCTTGCAAAGACTAAAGGCAGGTCGGCATTATATTCTATTTCTCCAGAAATATCATTGATGACATCGGACAACGGAATTCCTGTTTTGTGTTCGTCGTCAAGTTGCGTTTTAGCTAAAGAAATTGCACACCAAGGACACCATTCCCCGCAAGAGGCGTAACGGTGCGGAAGTGGGCCGGTTTCCAAAATCTTGATAGCCCGCAATATGACATCTTTATAATCAAACGATTGCATAAAGGCCTCTTTTCTAGGAACAGGATTTTCAACCCTCGATAATTCTGCCCCCAAACCTAGCAATATATTCTGAAAACTCGGGCGACATAAAAATCTCTTTTATTTTACAATTTTCATAAACTTCTTTTTTTGTCAGGGTTGTGTTTTCCGAAGCATCTATCCCAAAAATACTAAGAAATTGTATTGCAAGGCGAAAGAATTTATTTCGGGGGTGAACGAACGTGATCGTTGTCATGATTATCTCCTAGACAAAGTGATATCGCCCCAACTTCCAAAAATCTCCACGAGCGGCCCACTGACCGCCCGGATCACGCCGGCATCACTTCGTCACTTTCTAGGTGCGATTTTGCTTTGTCAATCGCATCATCCAATTCTCTTTTCGCTGAGGTAAATACTTTGGTGTCGTCGCCATCATAAATTCCACGAAACCCTTCACGATCCAATATTGTTGAAACTTTCTCTAATAATTTAATTTCATTTTTTGTCATGTAAGCACCTGATATTTTCCAAACAATTGTGTAAGAGGGCCACTAACCGCCTTGATTCTATCAGCATTCGGGCACTTCTGTAGCGCCTCCTGCCAGCCCTTCAAATGCTCGACGAGCGGTGTGTTGTAAGCATTATCCCGCGGGTCGGCATCCGCCGACCGCTCGCCCTGGTAGCAGTCCATCCCGCACAACAGCACCGGGTCACAACCGAGAAAACAGGCCAGCCAGGTGGCTAAATGACTGGAGAAATTACCATGCCACCAATCCGCGCCGCTCAGATCCACGTCGGTCCATTCCCTGAGCGGGCTGACTTTTATTCCCCGATAGTTGAGGGTCGCCTCCAACATGGCTCTATAGCGTCTGGAATCGTCCATAAAAACCAGGCATTCCGCCCGAACCAATTGCAGGGCATGGTAATTGACACTGATCATCACCGCGCCCGGTGGGACCCGCTTCAAATCCTTCATCAGGCTCGGGCCGCCCCCCAGTACCGCTCCCGGCCGGCGGGTGATATTATGCAGGGAAAGGATACTGATCATTGCCACTCCTAAAATGTGATCAGTCCACGAGTTTCATAGACCGAGCTTTCGGTATTATATAGCTTCGCCCGCGCCATGCCGCACACCAGGGCGGTGATCGGGTCTATGCGCTTGGTGCGCACGATGGAATGCCCACGGTGTTCCTTGACATATTTGATCTGGGCATTCCCGTTTTTGTGGATGCTGGTATTCCCGAAGGTCCAACGAACTAGCGGGTTGCCATCATGCGTGGCCTTGCGTTCCCGCAGCAGTGTCTCGATAATATTCATCGGGTCGGTTAATACATCATAAGACTGTTTTATATCCACGCAGACCAGGCCCGAGGCCATCAGCCGCTGCAAGAGCATGGTGGCAAAGCTCGGATCCGCTCCGAGCTCGATCACGTTGTATTGCTTTTTGAGTTCCAGGATGGTGTTCTCGATCGTGCTGTAGTCGATCGCATTCCCCGGTGTAGGCGTGAGCCAGGCGCCAGCCGCCCATTCGTCATACGGCACGTGGTCCACGCGCACGCGCTCGGCCAGGGCTTCTTCCGGGATCCAGGTCTCCCACGACCAGCGCCAATCCTCATGCCCCGCCTGGGGCGGGAAGATCAGGCAGACCGAACTCAGATCCGTGGTGGTGCTGAAGTCGCCGCCCAGGTAGCAATCTTCGCCGAGCATGTCGGTCCGCTTCCAGGACCCTTTGGCTGCATCCCACAAATCGAGCGGCAGCCAGCTCGTCAGCTTGGTCGTGATCCACTGGTTTAGGTTCAGCCAGCGGAATAGACGCTCGTCGGCCGGATGCAGTTTGGCTTCCTGCGCCAGGTCACGCAGATCTTCGATCTGGAGCGTCACGCCGAGCGACGGGTTGGCCTTCTTCCAGTTCCTCTCGCTGAAAACGTCATCCCCACTATAGGCATAGATGACCGGATACCAGGTGGGGATGTCTTTCTCGTGATCTTGGTTTTTGCGCGCCTTGAGGATGGACATGGCTTTTTCGTGCACTTCCCAGGCGATGGATACCCGGTCGGGGTCGTCCCCGGAGGTAGTGGTGAAGATCCACAGGGGCTGACGCCTGGCCAGGCCGGCGCCCTTGATCATGACATCGTATAATTGGCGGTTAGGTTGGCAATGTAGCTCGTCGAAAAGGCAGGTGGAAATGCTCGGCCCATGTTTCGAAAACGCTTCGGACGAAATAACCTTCAGCAGGGTGCCGGTCTCTTTGTTTTCGATTTCCTTCACACTGTCAGTGATCTTGACGCGAGATATCAGCTCGGGATCCTGCTCGATCATCTCGACCAGGGGTTCGTAAATATCCTCGCGGGCCTGCTCCCTGGTCCCGGCGCAGATCGGGAGATATCCATGTGGCTCGCTTTTGTCATAAAGTTGTTTGAGAGTCATCCCGATCCCAAGGATGCTTTTGGCGTTCTTCTTCGCAGTCGAGATGTAGACGTAGCGGTATTGGCGGTAGCCGCGCTTGTTGAGTGTGCCAAAGACGTCCCGGACGATTTTCTCGTGCCAGGGCATCATGTCGAATGGCTGGCCGTGAAAGTCCCCCGTCAGTTTGAGAAGTTTGATAATCTTTACTGCTCTCGCGGCGAGGGCTTCATCAAACATTTTTGGGCAAGCCTTCCAGTTTAATCAAGAACTGCTTTTTCTTATGCGCTGTCGATAATTTTTGGCGAGCCAGTACAGAAAGATGATGTCCCTTAGCATTCTGATTCCCCTTAGCGGCCGCCGATAATTTCTTTCGGGTGGCATCGCTCACTATATGACCACGATTGGCAGTGCTGAGTTTCGCCCGAATTTCTGAAGACATTGTGTGTCCTCGGTGAGCAGCGCTCATTTTCGCCCGGGTTTCAGGACTTGCTATATGACCTCGATTAGCAGCACCAATTTTTGCCCGGGTTTCAAAACTCGCTATACGACCACGCCGGGCAGCACTACGTTTCGCCCGGGTTTCTGGAGACACTATACGTCCTCGAAGAGCAGCGCTAACTTTCGCTCGGGTTTCATCGCTATGCTTCACGCCCAAGGAACTTCCGGCAATTGAGCATAGATTGTATTGGGGTTTTATGTGGTCTAGATAACACTGTTCCATGTCTACCAACTCGTCAGAGCAACATAAAATCAGGATAGCGAAAACGAATGCAGTTTCACCATATTTACTCCAGGCTCTTTGCAGGAGACGATTGCAGTGATCGCCTTTCTCCAGCATCCTGACATGTTCTCTCCATCGATGCTCAATATCGATCGATGAGCCGATGTAAATTTCCCCATTATTTTTGTTGGTAATGCTATAAACACCACAGGTCATGGTTTCACTTTCTTGGGTTTCACCGGCGGTTTTTCCGGCGGCGTTTCATCAATGATCTTGGCCATCTCACTCTTCGGTTCCTTGGGCGGCTTCTCCGGGGGCGCCACGCCGGCTCGGCTGCGGGGTGTCAGATAGAGCGACTGGCGCAGGTCGTGCAGCAGGGCGCGCTTGCGGTCCACACGCGCATCCAGTTTGACAACCTCGCCCAAGGAGCAATTGACCGAATCCTGCCACTTGATCAGCAGCTTGAGATCAAATTCGCCTTTCTCCGCTGTTCTGTCCAGGGTCCTTTGCGCTCGCTCGTAGTTCTTCATGGCCGCCGCGCGCAGCCGGTCCATCTCACCTGATTGCTCGTCCAAAAGGCAATAATCCACCAGCATATCCTGGTCCAGCCGCGTGACGATCTCCGCGCCGAGGCCGTTGTACATTGCGATCATCCGCCGCCAGAGAGTGCTGGCCACGGGATGGCCGGTCAGCCGCGCCGGGGGCTTCAACCGCAGGGGCTCCCTGGGCTGGAGCGCGGCTTCACCGTCCGCGCGCTTCCTGCGGTCTGTCTTCAAGTCATGACGGGCGAGCAAACCGGTGGGTTTCTTAGTAGGCATAATTTCCTTTAGAATTCTTCACATTGGGAATTTTCAGGTTTTTAGCAGTTGTAAGTTTTCTACAGGATTCGCCACATTGGGAAATTATTTCGTAAAGCTGTACCCATCCGGTCTAGCGCGCTAGGGGCGTAGAGATTTAATCCCCCTACCATGCCAACCACCACCATCTTGCTTATTGGTCTTGCGCGTGTGATCGGAGTGGCAGCGAGAATGCAAATATTCATCAGCATCCGGATCAGCAACGCCCATTCGGACCAGTTTCCCTCGGCTGGGCTCATGATCGACGTCAGTAGCTGTGCGTCCACAATCCTCGCAGTGGGGATTGGCAAGAAGGAAAGTTTCACGCTTCTTCTGCCACTTCGAACCATACCCACGTTGCGTTGACGTGGGCCGGGCGGTCTCTTGCTGACGCTGCTGCTTCTTGGCGTGCTCCTCGCACAGGCTGCCATGATAGGCCAGCCGCGGGCAGCCAGGAGCACGGCAGCAGTGGGGCGGACGATTGGGCATTGTTTATTCGCCTCCAAGTTTCCCTTGTATTATCTTCTCCAACTTCTGATCGCTCAGCGAGTAGTGCACCGTTTGCCCGCAATGGGTACAGAACATGCTGTGACCCTCGCGTATGATCAGGCTGCCAGCCTGCAAGAGATACAGGTCGTCGCCAAACAGCGCGTCATCAATCCTGTAAAGCCGACCGATCTCCTGCCGACAGGCTGTGTTGCTGCATAGAACCGGATCACCGTGGGTTGACATGGTTGATCTCCCGAAGTCTTACAGATCCATCCGCGATAGAAAATTCTGCCCGTCTGGCAGAATGCTTTTCCAAGTATCGCTTAGCTGTATCAATGCTGACGTTCAGTTCGAAGGCAGTTTCCCGGACCGCTTCCCGGTAGCTGATGATGCCATTCTCGCTTTGGATAAGCTCTTTGAGCAAGCTGACAAATACTTGTTCTGCGTTTTGGTTGAAAGCCACCAGATCGGTCTGCTTCAACCCCTGATCGGGCATTGTACTCCGTTCTTTCGCGGCGCTGGTTTTTACTTTGCTTGTTTGAGCGCTCTGCACTTGCGGTGCATCTCCGGCCAGGTATTCTCGATGCGCTCTGCGATGTGTTTTAAGCACGGCTTTTTGGGTCATTTAAGGTCCTCATGTCGTAATGTTTCACGGCCAAGCGCACGCACGCACGAGTGCACGCACGCACGAGCGCACGTACGCACGCACACATATATACTTAAGTACATTGAGGGATCAGATTTTACTCTCAAACCGTCGAGGGGATGGGATGGTTGCAATGGTCGCAATTGTTTCATGTTTTATTCTCCTCCGATCTGAATAAATGTTTCACGGACCGGCATCCTGACCCGCTTTCCACCCCTCGCGTAGACCCGCGTCTGCTCCGGCCTGCTGGCCTTTTGCTCCAACTTGGCCAGGTTCTGGATCGCCGCCAATAGCCAGCCTGGCAGCAGACGCGGCTGCCTGGGCAACCGTTGGGTACATGCCGGGCAGACCGGCGCAAGGTGCAGGGCAGCGCGCTTGGCTGTCCCTTTTGGAAAAATGCTATGCAAGATGCGCGCAATATCGCCGTGGGTGATCAACTGTCCATAGGTGGCTGCGATCTGGCGTAGGGTCATTGGGGTGGCTCTTTGCGCCTGGATGTCTGTTAGTACGTCCTGCTCTGTTTTTGCTTTGTACGTTCGTTGTACAGCCATTTAGTGCCTGTCTAGGGCATTCTAGCGGGAGTTGTGGAACGCCTCGGGACCACTATTAGCCAATCGCAAAAGCACATCCGCGTGACATGGTCGATCGAGTGGACACCAACAAGCGAGGTCTTTCCCGCGCAATGTCTCTCTTATTTCTGAGAGCAAAATGGGGATTTGAATAGTTAGCCAATTTTCATACATCTTGACACATTCATCCGCTGTAAATTGCCTGCCAATGTGAAGTTGAGCATCAAATGGATTGCCCCATTGCGTTGGGCGTCCAACATAGATGGTGTTGGCGGGCATTCGCCAGCCCTTGGTGCGCTTGCGCTGTATTCTCTTTGGCATCGCAGTCTCCATGTCATCCTTTTTGCCTGCGCGGCCATAGACTCTTTATCCACTCGCCGCGCACCCAGATAACAGCCAATGGCCCAAGCCTGAACACAACGTAGCTTTTCAAGAACGTCTCTAATGTTCCTTTTGCTTTCAAGAGATTCTTGTATCTCTCGATCGCCGCTTTCCCATACTCTTCCGCTTTCGAAGCTGTGCGGAAGCGTTTTCGCAGGTAGCGGTGATCCTTGAGAAGGCGCACCCGCGCCGCATAGAATTTATTGCCCTTGCTGAAATATTTCTGCCTGCGATCGTAGGCGAGCAGATTGGGATCATTCCCGTCCAGTAGCATAGCTCTTCCTCGTATTGTATCTGGCCGCCAATGCCTGCGTGTCCTGCTCCTGCCGGCGGGATAAGATCAGGCAATCCGGGCATAGACGCACGCCCAGCAGCGGCCTGGCAACCCCCCCCGCCGGGAAACGCCGCCCGCAATAGCTGACCAGGTAAGCATGGTCATAGCGCAAGACTTTGTGCCCCAGGTCAGTGGTGACGGCCTCTTTCAACCACAGGCCCAGGTACTGGCGGGGAATCATGCTGCTTCTTCCTCTTTGACTTCTTCCACTTCCTCTTCCGGCTTGACGTTCCTGGCCAGCTCCAGCCAGTTTCCAGGCAGTGTTACACCCCAGTCAGACGCTACGCTTTGAAGATGCTCGGCTGTCTTCTCCGGGCCTTCTCCCTTTATTTCCCAATTCATATCGGCATCAAACATGCGTTCGATCATAGCGCAGCGCATAAAGTGTTTGCGCTGCTTCTCATCGCGTGGCACTCCGCTTTCGTCCTTGGCGACCTCGTCCTCATCAAGACCATAACAGATCAATTCGACCATTGCCCGGAGCACTTTCTCATTCTGAATCGGTTCCAGGATGGACGCAAAGACCGGCCCGGCTATGATCTCCAGGAACTGTTCGCTTAGTTCCTGGTTGGCATGCAAGATCTGTCGCTCTTCGTTTTCTTGCTCTAAACTTTCCTCTCGATGGGCTTCTTTTTCTTTGCGCCGGATCTTCTCCTCCTCTGCCGCCTGGACCGCCTCCGGCGCCACATTGATCAACTTGACCAGAGGCGAACCGGTAAAAGGGTAATTTCCATAGGAGCGGACCTCATCCACCGCCAACAGGCGCAGACCTGGGGGACATGCCTTGAAAGTTTCCTGCTGTTCGTCATTCCAGTCCCTTTCCATTGCCACATATTCACCGTCCCGCTCAGGGTCATAGACGGGGATCTCCAGCTTCTTGCTCAACTTCTCTGCCTCGAGGCGGCCCCAGGTCGCCCGCTTTCGCTCCCAACAATTTTTCCAGCCGCACACGTGCATTCCCTCGGATTGGATGTGATAACTGCACTGGTCGCAGCTCGGCGGGTTGAGCAGATGCGCCAGTTTCTCGATCGTCTCGGCCGGCGCGCCCTGGGCGATCAACGCCTCAGGCGCCACCAGGCCGCCTTCCAATTGATTGATCCAATCCCCGATCTCCTTCTTGCGCTTGCCGCCTTCTTTCCCTATTGCACCGGCATCCTGTGCCTGTGCAGGATCTAGTTTGGGCAGCGGCAGGGATTTTGCCGTTGGATGATCCAACTTCCATAAGCCATGACCCGCCTTTGGCTCGCCTTTATCGTAGGATTGGTTCAATACAATGGCTGATTTCAAATAGCGTAATTGGCTCATGATCGCCGCTGTGGGTTGCTCACCGGCCATGATCTTTTCCGTGGCCGCTTCGACGTGCTCGGGCGCAATGCGCGCAAGAGTCAGCAGTTGCCGGGAGGCCCCCACTGTGATTGCGCCTTTCGAGAGCGCCTGCCGGGCCGTTTCCGGCAATCCCAACAGCCGCACCGTGCCGCGCACGGTCGCCTCGTCGCAGTTGAAGAATTCACCCGTTTCGGCCGAGGTCTTCTTGAACCGCTGCATGTACGTGTGCATGGCGGTGGCGCGCTCGATCGGGTTCAGGTCCCGTCGTTTGATGTTCTCGGCCACGGCCAGCTCGAACATCTGCAGATCGTCCAGCTCACGGACGAAGCAAGGTATCTTTTCGTACTCTGCCTTGCCCTGGCTTACCAGCAGCTTGAAGGCCGCCAGGCGGGTATGGCCAAATGCCAGCTCGTAATAATTTTCTTCGCCCGTGCCCGTCTGGCGGACAGTCGGCGGCTGCAGCAAAGTATTCCGCTCGATGTTCTCGGCCAGTTCAGCTACCGCGGTGGGATCTTCAGCCTGGCGCAACTGGTAAGGGTTTGGCCCGATCATCTGAATGGGGATGAGAATGGATACTTCGTTCATGGTGCCTTGCCTCCTTCACTTAGATTTGGATTTGAAATATTCGCGCTCACTGCCGCGCCCACGCTAACCGGCCTTTCCTTCCACGCCAGATAGACGTGACCCACGCCTTCTGCATCCATCCAGGCTGCCCGCGCCACGTACCGCCCGTCGTATGGCGTAAACTCCAGGCACTCCTCCATGTCGGGGAGGCGCCCGGCTTGCTCGAATTCCATCCGGTGGGTCAGGTTGGGCAGGATCACATCCTGCACTTTGCGCGGCATAAGCAGCGAGGCGAAGCGCGTCAGCGCCGCACCGATCCTTTCCGCTCGCATCCTTGCCGGCCGGTTGTTATATAACCCGCGGTCCACCTCGTCCACCCGTGAGGTGCCGGCACCTTCGGCCGGCGGCCCTTTGGCGGGGAAACCCCGCAGCGCAATTTCGCCAGGGTCATGCGCCTCCAGGGGCGGCCGTTTCCTGTTCCTGCGGAAACGGTTAGGAGTGTAAATGCTCATGGTTTATAGACTGGCGTTAGCCCTTGTAGCGATCTGATGGTGTATCCGGCATTGGGCCGCCGTCAGGATCGACTGGAATAAAGACGCCATCCCCGATGACGTCCAGTTGCATATCGTCAATATATTGGCCGTCGGGCATTTCGCCTGGTTTGACCATTTCGGGCCTCACGCAAAACTGCACGCAACCACTTAAATACTCAACGCGTGCCGTTGCTATCCCTGTGAAGCCTGTAACTTTGTCTTTTACTTGCTGTCCTAACTTGATCATGCTTTTCTCCTTTCGGTAATCGTGATGAATGCGCTCTTCGTCCTGCGCCAGTAGTACACCCTCTCGGCTTTATACTTCTTGCCCCAGGCCAGTACCTTGCCCTCCTCGATGGGCGAGATCTGCTGATGGCCGATGAGACCTACCAGCGGCAGGTCTTTCAAATGCACCAGGATGATCAGCTCGGTCATACGGGACCACTTTCCTTCTCGCTGCTATCATAAATTCCGGCAATCTTAAACAGTGGCAGTTGTCGCGGGGTGATGACCAGGTCCACCGGGCCGGCATCTTTCGCGGTGTATTCCGCCAGCTTGTCGGCGGCCGCCATGCTCCCCTCGTTGATCGCCAGCGTGAACGCGACTGTGATCCGCTTCGTGGCGAAATTCGCCTTGACCGATGTGACCGTTGCCGCTGGAAATTCCATGTGTTAGGCTCCTTATTTGCGTTTATCTGTGTTCATCTGTGTTTATCTGTGTTCATCTGTGGCTCAGATCAATCCCAACTGCAGCGCATCCCCGAAGGTTTCCTTCGCCGCCGCGCGCATAGCCGCCAACGTCTCGCTCATGTCGCCGATCTTGGACAGGAATTCATGGCTGGCGAATTCCTCGAACTCGGCCAGCGTCTCGGCCATGTAGTAGCCTCCATCCTCGCCCGGCGCCGAGCAGATCAAATGACCCGCGCGCCGCAGCCCGCGGATGCAGTGCCGCACCAGCCGCTCGTGCACGTCGAAGCCCATCCATTTCACGTTGAGCACCAACTCCACGCGCCCGATGGCTCTCGCGTGCCCGGTATGGAACAGCATCAACCGCAGCACCGCCCGGTCCAGTCCAACCGGCATATCCTTGATCAGCCGGTCATAGGTCCTCGTGTTATTGCTCATGCTTCCCTTCTTTCTTCTCCCCTCTCCAAATCGTGGATTTCGATTTGGATCTTTGCCTCCTTGTGGTACAAGTGTTGCAAGTAAGCCTCAAGCAGCTCTGCAGGTACGAACTCCCGGAGAGCACACTCGTGAATCTCGTCGTAGGACATG